AGCAGTTTATGAACTACTACATTACGAATGTCATGGAGGATTACACTCCTGACATGGATCAGATGTTGTTTTATTTACCGCTTGCGGGCAGTACGTTTAAGAAGACTTATTATGATGAGGTCATGGACCGCGCTGTAAGTAAGTTTGTTCCGGCACAGAATTTGGTTGTTCCGTATGATACTTCTGATTTGGATACGTGTCCGAACATTAGTCAGCTTATACGGATGGATTTGAATGACCTGCGCAAGAAGCAGCTTGCTGGTGTTTATTTGGATATAGACGTGATACCTGCGCAGGGTGATGTTACGGACGTAGACTCTGAGATAAATCGCATTGACGGCGTAGAGCCTTCGCAGATTGATTACGACTGCACTTTGTTGGAGTGTCACGTTGATTTGGACTTAGAGGGTTATGAGGATTTAGACGAGGACGGTGAGCCTACGGGCATTAAGGTTCCTTATCTTGTTACTATATCTCAGGACAACGGTCAGGTTTTGTCTATTCGGCGCAATTACCGTGAGGACGATCCGGCTAAAAAGAAGATTGCATATTTCACGCACTTTAAGTTTTTACCGGGATTTGGGTTCTACGGCTTGGGCTTGATCCATACTATTGGTGGATTATCGCGAACCGCGACCAGTGCTTTGCGGCAGTTGATTGATGCTGGTACTTTGTCGAATTTACCTGCGGGGTTCAAGGCCCGCGGACTGCGGATCAGGGACGACGACGAGCCTCTACAACCGGGGGAGTTTAGGGACGTGGACGCTCCGGGCGGCGCTATTCGGGACAGCTTGATGCCGTTACCGTTTAAGGGTCCTGACCGGACGTTGTTTGAGTTGTTGGGTTTTGTTGTACAGGCTGGACAGCGGTTTGCGACCATTACTGACATGAAGGTTGGTGACGGTAATCAGAACGCGGCGGTTGGCACGACGATAGCGATGTTAGAGCAGGGCTCTCGGGTAATGAGCGCGGTTCACAAGCGTTTGCATTATGCAATGCGTCAGGAGTTTAAGATTTTGGCGCGGGTAATGTCGGAGAGTTTACCGCAGGAGTATCCGTATTCTGTTGCTGGTGACGAGTCGAGCATTATGGCGTCTGATTTTGATGATCGTGTGGACGTAATTCCTGTTAGTAATCCGAATGTATTTAGTCAGGCGCAGCGGATTGCGTTATCTCAGACTAAAATGCAGTTAGCTGCACAGGCACCAGAGATGCACAACATGCACGAGGTATATCGTGATATGTATGAATCTTTGGGTGTTACGGATGTTGATAGGATAATGAAGGCGGTGCCGGACGACGAACCGCGGCCCTTGGACCCTGCGCAAGAGAATATCAACGCTTTGGACATGATGGAGTTACGGGCGTTTGCGGGTCAGGATCATCAGTCGCATATTATGGCGCATTTAATTTTTGGCGCGACTCCGATGGTTGGTCAGATGCCGCAGGTTGCAGTTTCTTTACAGAAGCATGTTTTGGAGCATGTTAAGATACAGGCTGAAGAGGCTGGTATGCAGCAGATGCAGCAAGCGCAGGGTGGTGACGAGGCTCAGATGGAGATGCAGTATCAGGCGGTTGTGGCACAGTTGGTTGCGCAGGGTATGCAGCAGGTTAAGCAGTTGTCTGGACAAATATCTGGTCAGGGCCCTGATCCTCTGGTACAGCTTAAAGAGAAAGAGTTGGAGATTAAGGCGCAGTCAGAACAGTCGGACGCTCAGATGGATCAGGCAAGACTTCAGCTTGATGCTCAAAACCAGCAGATGCGTGGTCAGCAGTTCCAGCAACGCCTTCAGAGCCAAGAACAGCAGACGGACAAGCGCATTCAGAGCGCGATGGACCGCGAGTTATTAAAGCAAAGGAGTCAGTAATGGCTAAAGTAAAATTCCAAGGGGCCCCTGCGGGTCCATCTCCGAAGGCGGTTCCTTACGCTGATATTAAGGATCAGGGCCGTATTCCGTATGGCAAGAGTGCGCCATTTAAGATACCTACATCTACTGCGATTAAGACGGCCCGCGGCATGGGTGCCGCAAAGCGCGGCGGCAAGTACCACGCGTGTGTCTAATGGAGTTTTGACATGAGTAGATTTCTCAACGGCCTGTCTAACTTTCAGATGAACAGTGGTGTTCGTGCGGATGGCCTGTCCGCGAACGATTTACAGCGTCAGTTGAACCGAATTGTTCCTCCTCAGCCTGTTCCTCAGCCGCTTCCTTTTGCGGGGCTTCCCGAACGCCGTGACTCGAACCTCTTTTTCCAACAGAATGATCCTGCTTTTTTACAGGAACAGGCTAAGTTACAGTCTGCGTTTGACGAGAGGTTTGACGAGATGCCTGCGGGGCCCGCGCTAACGGCCAAAGCGCCTCAACAGCAGTTTGCTGAGGGGTACGGGCCTCAAGTACAAATGGCGAGTCCTCAACAGCAGATGTTATCCCAAATGCAGAACCGAGGTTTTAGTTCGCCTCAACCACAACAACAAATACAGCCCGCGCCTCAACAGCAGATAGCTGGTGGATACGGGTTAACGGGCGCGTACCAAGGCGACCAGTTCTCTCGGGGTGTGATGTCTTTACCTCAAATACAGGATAATTTTTATTCTCCTCCCGCGGGTGGTTACACGGCACCGCCAATAACTTCACCGTACTCAATGTTCTAATGCTATGATTGATCCTGTAACGGCTTTTGCCGCAGCTAACGCCGCCTTTAAGGGTGTAAAGATGTTGGTTGGTGCTGGTCGTGAGATGCAGGACGTTAGTCAGCAGCTTGGAAAGTGGTACTGTGCGGTTGCGGATATTTCCAAGGCTGAGACGCAACGTAAAAATCCAACGTGGTTGGATAAAAAGACACAAGGTTCCGATAACATAGAGCAGCAAGCTATGGATATTGTGATCCGCAAGAAGACCCTTTTAGAAAAAGAGAAAGAGATTAAGTTTATGCTGGACTACAGGTTTGGCTTGGGCACTTACGACGAGATGTTGGGTATGCGGCGCAAGATACGCGCAGAGCGGGAGGAGACGGTGTATCGTGCTATGGAAGCCAAGCGCCAGATACAGAACAATATGGCTATTGCGGCGCTAAGTCTTGGTATAATCAGCGTTTTGGGTGGTGGTATGTATTTAATAGTGTTGGCTACCCAATAATGGAGTCTTGGACGTTATATGTTGTTATCTTTTTTATAAGTGGTGAGACAATTATGTTGGAGAACAATGAAAAGTTTTCTACGAGGCAGGCTTGTTATCAAGCAGGTTTGACGAAAGCTGTTTACCTTTTAGAGCAAACAGTAGCTATAATAGGCGTTCCTGCTAGGGGTAGTTTTTCTTGTCAGAAAGTTGGTTTAGATGTTTAAAGTTTTTTTGATAGCTTCTACGCTTGCGGGAGTAGCCAACCCCACTCATGTTCAGTGTCACTTATGGAAACGTTTTACGGACGGAAACGGTCAAAAGGTTTGTGTTTACAGGTTTACAGCGGGGTATGGTGGTTTGGGGTATCATTACCCTACGAAGAGTTTTTCCGAGTGTCCGAAGGTTTTTAGTTGTCTTTATGAGAAGAAAGACAAGCGACCTAGCTTGTCTGAAATATTAGATGGCCTGAAAGGAGGGTTTTAATGTCTATGGAGAAGTTTTTGGCATGGAGGATCATGCCTAGATTTATGATGTTGGTAATGACGGTTATGTATATCAGGGTGATTGAGTGGTTTATGTCTTTGCCGCAGGATGTTGTTAGTACGCAAGCTACTGCGCTTACTGCAACCGTAACGGGTGCTATGACAGGTGCCTTCGCCGTATGGTTAGGATCAGAGAAATGATGGCATTATTAGGGAGTTTGCTGGGCTTCGGTAGTTCTTTTCTGCCCGAGGTACTTAGCTATTTTAAAGCTAACCAACAACAAAAGCATCGTATGGAGATGATGCAGTTAGAGACGGAGCTTGCTCAAAAGCGTTCTGAGATGAAGCTGGTTGAGTTAGATAAGCAGGCAGATATTGCGGAAACAAAGGGGTTGTATGAGCATGATCGATCTATCGACGCTGGCGGATTTATCAACGGTCTTCGGGGTTCTGTGCGTCCTGTCATTACTTATGCCTTTTTCGGACTGTTCGTAGCTACAAAAGTAGTTATCATGGTTAAAGTAGGGCAGTCTGGCGGCGATTGGACGGAAGCTGTTGAACTTATGTGGGACCCAGAAACAGCCGGACTTATGAGCGCAGTTTTAGCATTCTGGTTTGGAAATAGAGCAATCTCTAAATATGCGGGGAAGTAGTTATGGGATACAAGTTAGGAAAGCGAAGCCTGTCAAGGCTAGAAGGTGTCAACGACGATCTGGTAACGGTCGTGAAATACGCTATCGGCGTGACGAAGCAGGACTTCTCAGTCATCTGCGGGTTGAGAACAATAGAAGAACAACGCGCATTGGTTGCAAAAGGGGCTTCGCAAACCATGAAATCAAAACACATTGACGGCAACGCCGTTGATTTGATGGCTTATTGTGATGGTGGGCGTTGGGAGTTAAATCTATATGACGAGATTGCGGACGCCATGAAGGAAGGTGCCGAGGCTGCGGGCGTAAAGCTCCGTTGGGGCGCGGCGTGGACGATAGATGATCTTGGTGCGTGGGACGGAACGGCAGAGAATGCAATGAACAGCTACATTGACATTCGAAGATCACAGGGCCGCAGACCGTTTATTGACGCCCCACACTTTGAAGTTGTGTTTTAATGTACGCGTTCGTCCTCATGCTGTATCTCGGCTACGGGGGCGAACGTAAGTTAGTTGTGGATGATCTGTATTTTTCCCAGTTAAACGTTTGCAACAGGGTAGCCGAGGCTCTTGTAGAGCGTTACAGCACTCACGGTATAGCTACTGCGGACAGAGCGGTTGCATACTGCTTGCCGATAAAAATTACGGACGACTCGTTGCACGTTTACTAAAAAACAAGTAGGTTTCCCATATAAGATTAAATGGGAGAATCTGGGAATGGATGAGATACGCGTTGCAGAAGCTGTTTTTCGCGTTATAAGGGAAAGAAGACAGGGCGTTGTCGATCTAATGCAGTACGGCAACGTTAAATCACTAGAGCAATATCGTGAGCTTATGGGCAACTTAGAGGCCCTAAATCATGTGGAACAGGAACTCAAGGGCCTGCTAGATAAACAGGAGCGTAGTGTTGACTAAAGCACATGCAATAGACTTAGCCGCTGCCAAAAAGGGCGTGGCGAACTTAGAAGATGCTTATAAAGAGAAAGTAGAGACAACTTTAGACCCTTCAGCGTTGGGTCAATCTCTTTTAGAAAAAATGCCTAGTCCTACGGGATGGCGTCTGTTGATTCTCCCATACAAGGGGAAGGGTCAGACAGAAGGCGGCATATATCTACCGGATAAAGTAGTTGAGGAACAATCTGTGTCTACGCAGGTTGGGTATGTCTTGAAGGTCGGGGAACTGGCGTATCAGGACGGGGACAAGTTTCCAGATGGTCCGTGGTGCGCGAAGGGTGATTGGGTAATGTTTGCTCGTTACGCTGGTTCGCGGTTTAAGATCGACGGTGGCGAGGTCCGTATTCTTAATGATGACGAGGTTTTGGCTAAAATCTCTAATCCTGAAGATATTTTGCATTTCTAGGAGAAAAAGATGGCAGAAAATGATCAAATTGAATTAGAACTGGAGGGTTCTGAAGCGACGGAGGTTCAGGTTGAGGCTCCTCCCTCTGATGGGGGAGAGGATCAGTTTGAACAAGCGGAAAACGCTACTCAATCTCGCATAAATCGCCTTACGAAGAAGATGCGTGAGGCGGAGCGGCGTGAAAACGAGGCTTTAAACTACGCAAAACAGGTTCAGGCGGAAGCTAATTCGTTAAAACAGCGCATGTCTAGTTTGGATAACAGCTACGTTAACGAGTATTCAACGCGTGTGGAGACACAGCTTGCTCAAACTGAAAAAGAGATGGCTCGGGCTATGGAGCTTGGTGATACGCAAGCGGCGGTAGAGGCTCAACGCAAGTTAACGTCGCTATCTATAGAGAACGACAGGGCTTCGCAGGCTAAAATGCAACAGGAGCGCCAGCGGCAAACCGCGGCTCAACCGCAACAGCAGCAGGTGCAGCAACAGCCTCAACAGCAGCAGGTTAGACGCCCCGACCGTAAAGCCGAAGAATGGGCGGAACAAAACGAATGGTTTGGTCAAGACGAGGCCATGACTTTTGCTGCTTTTGGTATTCATAAAAAGCTGGTTGAAGACGAAGGGTTTGACCCGCAGAGCGATGACTACTATAGTGAACTAGATCAGCGCATTTCGGATAAGTTTAGAGTGCCTGCAAACACTACCAGTAGACGGCCCGCACAGACGGTTGCTGGAGTTTCAAGAAGTACCTCTGGGCGCAGTGGAAAGAAGGTTAGACTCACCCCTAGCCAAGTCGCAATAGCGAAAAAATTGGGTGTGCCACTAAGTGAATACGCGAAATACGTGAAGGATTAAGGCTATGACAGACAGAACTCCTCGCGCTAACAAAACTAGGGAAAAAACGGTTGCGCGTAAGCCGTGGGCTCCCCCGTCTATGCTAGACGCACCACCTGCACCGGATGGATATAAGCATCGTTGGATTCGTTCCGAAACTCGGGGCTTTGACGATACTAAAAACATTAGCGCGAAGATGCGCGAAGGTTGGGAACTTGTTCGTAAGGACGAATACCCTGACTTTGAATCTCCGGTAGTTGAATCAGGTAAATACGAAGGTGTATTTGGAATTGGCGGTTTGATGCTGGCTCGTATTCCAGAAGAAACAGTTGCGGAAAGAACAGCTTATTTCTCTAATAGAAATAGGGATCAGATGGAAGCAGTTGATTCGGACATGATGCGAGAGAATGCACACTCAACCATGACGATCAATAAACCAGATCGTCAGTCTCGTGTAACCTTTGGTGGACCTAGAAAGAACTAGCTCCTCCTTTACTGGAGAAAGATAATGGCGAATACAGAAACGTCTTATGGTCTTCGTCCGATAAGCAGACAGGGTTCTTCTGTTTCTTCTACGGGCATGACCGAGTATCGTATCGCGTCTGACAACTCTAATCCTATTTTTCAAGGCATGGCGGTTATTCCGTTGGCTGCGGGCGTCATTGACGATCTGCAAGCTGCGGCAGGCGGCAACGTTGCGATTTGTGGGGTTTTTGGCGGATGTGAATACGTCTCAAGCACTACAGGAAAACCAGTGTTTTCTAACTTTTGGCCCGGATCAGGCGCGGACAGCGACTTTCCGGTCAAAGCCTTCTTGTACGACGATCCCAATCAGTTGTTTCGGATTGCAACATCTAATGTTGTGGCTGCGGCAAACACTGAAGCAGAGATTCGTGCCGCGGTTTTTGCAAACATTGCGTTTGCAACAGGTAACAGCGGTTCGACTACTACTGGGTTGTCTTCAGCCACGGCTGACTTGAACACAATCGCAACCACCAACACTTTGGCTCTCAGAATTATGGGTATCTTAGACGATCCTGCTAATAATGACTTCACAAGTGCGGGTATCCCTCTCATTGTTCGTATAAACAACCACTTCAATGCGCCTACAGGCTCTATTGCAGCGGCTACTGTTTCTACGACAGGCGTATAAGGAGCTTAAATTATGGCTATTTCTCGCGCACAACTAGCAAAAGAGCTAGAACCGGGACTAAACGCACTGTTTGGGCTGGAGTATGGACGTTACGAAAACGAGCATAGTGAAATCTTTGAAGAAGAAAGCTCTGATCGGGCGTTCGAAGAAGAAGTTATGCTCGGAGGGTTTGCAACAGCACCTGTTAAGAGTGAGGGTGGAGCAATTTCTTTTGATGATGCTCAAGAGACTTACACCGCTCGGTACACTCACGAAACCATTGCGCTTGCGTTCTCTATCACAGAGGAAGCAATCGAAGACAATCTTTATGATCGTCTGGCTTCGCGTTACACCAAAGCGTTGGCTCGTTCGATGGCTACAACAAAACAGATCAAAGCTGCAGCTATCCTAAACAACGCGTTCTCTACTGGTGCTAATGCAATAGGTGACGGCGCAGCATTGTGTTCTTCGGCTCACCCTTCTCTGTCCGGCAACCAAAGAAACTTGCTGTCTACAGCGGCTGATCTTAACGAGACTTCGTTAGAGCAGATGTTAATTGACATTGCAGGGTTTACGGATGAGCGCGGTTTAAAAATCGCGGTTCGTGGTACGAAGCTTATTATTCCAAAAGAGCTTCAGTTTATTGCAGAGCGGGTTATGAACTCTAATCTGCGTAGTGGCACTGCGGACAATGACAACAACGCGATTAAGAACATGGGCATGTTGCCAGAAGGGGCGTCTGTAAATCACTTCCTTACTGACACAGACGCGTTCTTTATTAAAACTGACGCACCTAACGGCTTTAAGTACTTTAACCGTGCTGCAATCAAGACTGCTATGGAAGGCGATTTTGATACGGGCAACATGCGGTTTAAAGCGCGTGAGCGTTACTCGTTTGGTGTATCGGATTGGCGTTGCGTCTTCGGAACACCCGGAGCGTAAATTACGCACAATCTTGTGTTTTAAGGGGCAGCTTCGGTTGCCCCTTTCTTTTTGTTTAAATATTGTGTATTCTTTTGTTATCCCTGACAGCCACAGGATTTGGCTGACTAACCCAAGACAGGAGATTGACATGGGTACTACAACATTTAACGGACCAGTTCGGTCTGAAAACGGCTTTGAAACCGTATCTAAAAATGCGACTACTGGTGCTATTACAATTACCAGTGGTTCGAAAATGGGAACTGAAGCTGCTGGCGGTGCGGGCATTGAAGGAACGGCTGCTGTTTACGTTACGCAAGTAGAGCGTTTTAAAAGCGATACCGCAACAAACGTAAACATCGTAAAAACAACTCTTTTGATTGATCTTACTGGTTTGCGTTCAACTGCGGCGGGTGACATCATTGGTAAAGATGGTTCTGGCGTTGCTTACATTGGTCGCGTTACAACGGCGAATCAAGGTACAGTATTCGGCGTAACCATGC